TGGGAAACTCGATCAAGGTTTACGGTAGGACCATCAGGGTGTCCGAGTTCGCCAAGAGCACGACCTTTTTGAACGAATGTTTCGTTATATCTACCAACCTCTTTTTCAAGAGTGGTCATTGGATACATTCTTCCATTGCGGTTCTTAATGTCACCTTGAAGAAATACACCTTCAATGTACAATTTTTTGTTAGAACCCTTACCTTCGGTAATGATTTTTACGTTTGAAATTTCTTCTGTGATGAGTTTCATTTGATTAACCAGTGAATCCTACTTTTGTTCCTTTAACTGTTGCTGCACTTGCGTAAACACAATATGAAGCATTTTTTTCTAACAATTCTGTAGTATTACCGAGCATGGTAAATGAACCAATCCCAGTTCCACTCTGAGTTTCTACAACATTAATTACTGCCGCAGTTCCGGCAGTATTTACAAGTCTCACTACAGTTGCTGCAGAAAAACTAGTTGCAGTTCCAGTTGTAGTTGGGAGAGCAATTTCGTCTGCTAACAATAAAGTTCTTGCCATTATTCTTGATCCTCTAATTCTTGTTGATCATCAAACATTGCTGAACCAACTTTTGGTCTCAAAGCGTCGATTTTTTCAGATGCTTTTCCATATAAAACATCTTTAATTAAATCAGAAACTTCGGAAGGCGAGTGGTCTTTCGCAATCAAATCGACTATGTTTTCCATGAAAAGTTATGATATTTGATATATTTTCTATTTATATTTCTGCAGCCTTTCCATCTGCATCGGTAATGCCACTTTGACCTTCCAAATCAGGTTCCATAGGAACATCACCCATCATTCCATCACTATCTGGTAATGGTTCTCCTGTAATTGGATCAATTGAATTTGGATCTGGAATAATTCCTTCTTCAATTTCCTTTTCAATCTGCTTATCAATATCGATAATTTCTTGATCAGTTTGACGGAGAATTTTACGTCTTACAAAATCGACAGAATAATATTTGCCAATATATGGTTCAATAGTTGCAAGAGTTCCAAGTCTCTCATTCATCAATTCAGATTCTTTCAATTCTGCGAATTGATTATCATAAAGAAAATCGTATTGAATATGATCACTTAAAATTTCCCAATCATCTGGTGCAATAATATTTTTAAGAATCAATTGAGTTTTGAGCATATCATTGAAGAGATTTGCAAATCTCTTTCTCATTCTTCCAACAAACTTGGCAAACTTTAATTCATCTCTTAGAATCTCAGAAGAACGTCCAAGATTAAAACCACCATCAGCAGCAATTCTGGATTCAGGAACACCAAGAGAACGATAAAGTTTCTTTTGGAAATATTCAATATCAGAAAGTTCTCCTAAATTTTGACCACCAGGGAGAGTTGTAATTTCAGTTCCTCTACCACCTTCGCGGCGAGGAAGCCAAAAATCTTCCATCATACTCATGAATTTGCGATCATCACGAACTTCACCAGTATTTGCGTTATATACCATTTTGTTACGATAACGCATCATAACATCACGAAGATATTGTTCTGCCTTTACCTTAGGAAGATTACCAACGTCGATGTAGAAAATACGACGCTCAGGTGCGCGTGATAGTCTATAGATAACAAGAGAGTCTTCAATCATACGGAGTTGATTGAGTGACTTGATTGCCTTATGTAAGTATGAAAGAACAGTTCCTTTATTTCTATCTACTAAACCAGAAGTGCAATATGCGATTGAATCTTTAGCAATTTTAATTGACTTTTGCTTTCTTGATCCTGCAATAGGCACATTATTCTGAGTGGATGGAGTATACATGAAGTATTCTTCAATCTCAGGATAATCTTCCGAAGTCAAACCATTTGAATTATTTGAATTGGTTGGAGAAATTCTTAAAGAATTTTGTTTTTTCTTTTCTTGCCTCACAAACTTCATTTTGAGGGGATCAATATATCTAAGTTCTTTAATTCCCTCTTGAGGTTTTTTGAGGTCTATAACTTTATGATAGTAAAGTCTGCCATCAATATACCAATTCCTAAAAATTTCATGGCACTTTTTATCAAAGTCCATGATCTCTTTTAAATATTTGAATTCCTTTCTAATTGCATTCTTGATTTTATCGCTTGCATTTACGTTAGAAAGTTCAATTTCTATGGGAGAATCGTACAAATCACTTACGATTGCTTCATTGACAACATCTTCAATTGCACCATCACATTCGGGGTGCAATGACATTTCTCTATATCTTTTGATTAAATCAGATTCTGTTCTATATACTCCTTCAATGTCAATATATTGACCATAAAAACTACTTTGCAAATAATAATCTGCCCCGTCCTCATTATTTTGAGGAACGGGGGAGACTACAGAGTTGGATTTTTTATCCACATTTTCAATAGAAAAACCAAAAAGTTTTGTCATTTTATAAGTTTAAACTTCTATATCTAATATTTATCCAACAAAAACTTCGTTATTATTTCCGTCAAATGGTTCCCACCATTGAACTTGGAATTCAACAGTGAATTCCTCAATTGCATCAGTGGTTTCATAATTCAAATCAATCTGAGAAATGTTTGTTGGGAACACATCATGGAACTTATACTTCCTCAATGTTTCTCCATCACGATCCAATTGCTTGACATATGCTGCTTGCATATAATCTGCAGGATCAACTAAACCAGATGCATCATCATGCTTATTGATTAAATTCATCCACTTTTCAAACTTATCTCTAAGTGTGAAACCAGTGTCATTTATAATTGTAACTGTCCAAGTATCAAAAGTTCTGTCGCCAGCAATCTTTAGAATTCTTCCTCTAAAAGGAATTTCAATTGGTCCAATATTAGATGCTGGAAGGGCAGCGCCCTTCACCATGAATCTATCGAGATTGTTATCATCACCTATGAGTTTTGCACCCGTAGGAAAATTAAGTTCAACTTCAAATAGATTTGGTCTTGCGCCGCCACCAGTTAATTTAGATTTAAAATCAGAAATTGTTCTTAATGCCATTGTTTTTTACTCCGTGTGTCGTTAATAAAGAAAATTAAACATTACCAACTACTTCTTCAAATGCAACACCTGTTCTGGTGGCGACAAAAGTAAGTCCAATGAAGTTAATCGATCTTGCTGGTTGAACATAGATGTCAGCAACAAATTCGTTGTTATCAATCACTGCTCCAGTATTATTGGTTTCATCACAGATAACCTTGAAGTCAAAGATTCCTCTCTTGGATTGAACATCTCTTAAGAAAGGTTCTACGATGTTTATAAAGTTTGCTCTTGTGATTTCATCATTAAACTCGAAAAGTTGATCTCTAGCAGCTGCTGAGATAGCATCTTCAAGATAGATGAACAATCTACGAACATTGATACGATCGAATGCAGAAGATCTTGCGACTCCGGTCTTATCACCGAATAGGATAATTCCTCCTCCTGGATTAACAACAACAGGATTAATTCTGTTTGAATAGAGTCTATCTCTTTGCTCTTGATCTGGATTGTATACCAGTTTTACTGCATTCAAGATAGAACCTCTTACAGTTCCTGCGGGAGAGAACCATGGGAAGTTGTCAGCATCATTTCTTGCACAAAGTCCTGCAATATCACCATTTAGAGGTACATATCTGAAAACCTTATTAAATCTATCATACATGTACTTGTATCCACTATCGAATACTGCATGTGATGAAGAGGTAAGAGGTCCGTAATACTCTAAAATATTATCAGTAATAGCTGATGCAGAATAAATGTTTACACTCTGTCCGGAAGAAGTATCATTCAAGAATGCTCCTCTATATGGAGAAACAAATGCAACGGCATCTTTTCTAGAATCGGCAACAGCAATAATCTTATTTGCCAATGCTTGAGTTTCTTCTTTTCCATGATTTCCCGATCCCATAAGAAGGAAATCTACATCATAAAGTTCTTTGTTCTTAAAGAGATCATATCCGGTTGATAAATCTCCAACCTCAACAGTATATGCACCCGCTACTCCTTCAGTAGTAAGTCCATCATAATTCTTACCGCCAGATAGTGTATAATTTTGTGCTCCAATAGCACCATAAATTACACCAGTACCATCTGCTTCTACAGCGTCTTGATCCCATCCAAAATCTGTTACTGCAGTAAATCCAGAACTAAATCCAGTTGCTACTGTACCACTTGGTTCAGCGCCACCAAAAATAGTTTCGGAGTTGTTGTAAATATACTTTCTCCAATGAATAGGAGAACCTGCAGAAACGATAGCATCGGATGCCTTAGAAAGACCAATATGCTTCTCTAAAATAGTTCCTTCATTTCCAGTAACTTTTCCTTCACCATCAATAACTACAACATGAATTTCATCGAATCTAGATCCTCTTGCATCTGCATAATCAGATGTTTGTGGTCTAGGTGCGATTGCACTCCACTTTTGAGTTGTACCTGTTACGGTAGTTGTAAAAGTCTGCTGATCGTACCAATCTTTTTGTGTGGTAACGTTTCTTACAGAAGTTGTTCCACCACTTAAGAGAGAACTTACGGCAACAAGTTCTGCGCTGTTGATTCTTAAGAATCCTCCAGAATTAACTTTAGTTGTTAAAGATTCAGTTGCTGTAATTCCAATAGAAGTATCATCTTCATCAACTGCTGTAGTTAATGTTCCAATACCTGTATATTGAGTTACAAATTTAATTGCCGATTCATCAGTATGTGTAGCAGCAGAAGTTCCTAACTGTGCTCTTGCAACACTACTAATGGTGTTTCCAGAAACACTTGCAGTGGAAAGACCGATAACTTCATTTCCAATTACTAAGAATTTTCCAGCTCCTGTTGAAATCCCTGAAATAGAATCTACGGAGAGTGAAGTTGCTCCAGATGCTAAATCAGCAGAACCTGCTTCATCAAGAGTTGTTGATTTCTCTAAGTAATATGCATCAATATTAACACCAACACTAGCAGTTGCTGCAGTGCTTCCGAGAGAACCTCTGGATACAGTTGCACTTGTCGATGCTGCACCAGCATTAACGGTCAAACTATTAGTTCCTGTGGTGAACTTATATACACCATTAGGAGAATAATCCCATTCGGTTTCAGTTCCACCAGCAGAAACGTGAGAAATAAACTTAACATCTACTGTGGATGTTGTTGTATTAACTCCAGTGATAATTCCTTTAAAGTGTCCGTCTAATGTGGAAGTGGATCCTGCGCCTGCAACAACAACTCCAGAGGCAGATTGGGTAATTCCAATTCCGATATCAGCTGCGCTGACACTATTGAGTGTTAAAACTTGATCTGCAAGTGAATCAATAATTGCTACCTTAATTCCATTTGCCCAGGAACCGGGATTTCTTGCTACGACTGTTGTTCCAGTAATTGTGCTTTCATCGTATCCCTTAAAGTTATAGTCATCAGTACTCTTAACTTTTAAGGAAATTCCAGTGTCACTGGCGTTTTTTAAGTTGGAACTATCAGATCTGACAACACGCATCTGAGATCCATAAGCCAAGAATGAGGATGCGGTCATCCAATATTCATAGTGCTTATCTACTGAAGATGGTCCTGCAAAGTTGTTTAATAGTTCGTTTTCGTTCCTAATAATTGTAGGAACTTCTACTGGACCTCTAGCAAAAGGAGCAACAAGACCGCCAATAGCGTCAGAAGTAGGATCAATTCTACCGGCGGTTAAGTCAACTTCCCTTACGTTAATTCCAGGAGATGCTAAGTTAATTGGCATCTGTACCTCTCTCCGAATCTCAGGTTATTTTCTCAAATTATTTATTAAAATACCTACTTTCATCGGGGAAACAATGCATGAACATCACCAATCTGGATAATCCGAATAAATTTTTTCCTTTTTCTTTTCTTTCTTACTTTTTAACCTGCTTCTTCTTATTCTCTCTTTCGTACATTCTTTACATTCGTATGAATATGAAGATGCAATATTTGTTTTATTCTTTCTAATCAAATAAAAATCTATCAATAAGTTCTTTACTTCTCCGCAAGTTCTACACTCCCTGTCAAGAAATAATAAATGCTCTAACTCTACCTGTTCATTTAGATCATTTAAATCCATCAAATATAATCCCACATATAAGAAGCATCTCCATATTCATCAGTATGCCATCTATCCCCATTACTGTCAGTAAATGATTCTACATCATTTATACCATCAACAATAAATCCAAATGGAGACATATCTTGATCTATTTGATTTTTTTGCTCTTCATAAATTCTTTTACGAACATCATTATCCGTCATCTCTTTAAAATAATCCTGTGCAACCAACCAAGAGAATATAACAAGGCACATTGCCAAATCATCATTACATCCCTCTTCTGCTTCAAATGAATTATGCCTTTGTGCAAAAGTTGTTAATTCTGAGATAATATCATAATCTACCGTAAGAAGTTTATCATCCTCCATTAAAGTTTTCAAGTTGGAGCATCCTAACTTCTTAACTGCTGCAGTCATTCTCACGCCAAGTTGAGTCTTTTTGCCACTGAAACCAGATCCGACAACTTGACCGGCACGACCTCTCATGGCACACATTAAAACATTTTCATATTCCAAATCATATTGGAGAATTGATGCAACTTGATCTCCAATATCATTTACTTCTACTAATAACCATGCTTCATTGTATGCCTTTGCAACGTCCAAAATTATATTTGGAAATAGCATAGGTTTAATTTCGTTATTTCTATATTTTCCAACAACTCTATACGGAAACTCTGTAATATCAAAAACAATAAATGCAGAGTAATCATTGCCTAAACCACGAGCAACATCAACTGTCATCAAGTAGTTATGTTCTGGTTTAGGATTTTCATAAATGTCCAATCCAGCATTTCTTTTGATTGGATTTTCATATATTAAATTTTTGAGTTTTGCTGGATTGATAAGAGTATTGACCGATCCTAAAAATTCGCATTCAAACTCAACACGAAACTGTTGTTCTGAAGTATTTGAGATGGTTGTCTCTTTCCATTTTTCATCTCTACCAGGTACTTCCGACCAGTGAACTTCAGTTGGAACATATTCATTTCTTTCTTTTTCTGCATCGTGCCACATGCGGTAGAAGTGATTCATACCAT